TCCCTTACTAGTTATAAGAGCAGTTTCATCTTCTACTTTATAATTATAAGTTCTTTCTAGTGTCTCAACATCTTGAGCTAATAAACCACTAAACAATTTTTGTTTTTTGTGTGTACCATCAGGCGTTGCATCATCATAATCTGATCTCATATCCCATCGATAAGTAACTGGGTTTAATTGATTTACAAAATCTAAACCCATAGTTAATGCTTCAACATCTGTTTTATCTCGTTTATCAGAAGTAACGGTCCAATCTACTTTTACAAATGCATCAGTAACGTTGTTATTGCCTAAAACAATATTATCACTGCCTGTGGTGATATTGCTTGGAGAAGAACTGCCACCCGCACCTTGACCTACACAAGTATTATTACTACCAGAAGTTATGTTGCTTCCAGCAGAGCCACCAATAAGAGTAACAGCAGAACCTGTATTTACTCGTAAACCAGCTTGAGCTCCTACTGCTACATTTTCAGTATCGTTTACAGATGTGCCTGTGTTAAATGCTTTTAAACAGTCATAACCTATTGCTACATTATATCTATCACCTTGTGCCGCTGTTAATGCTTCGTGTCCTATTGCCACATTATAAGCACCCACTGTAAGAGCTGCACCAGCTGAACGACCTACATAAACACCGTGACCAGCAGTTGTTACAGAAGTACCAGCGTTATATCCAACAGCAGTATTAAAATCTCCAGAAGTCAAAGCATCTAATGTATTATTACCAATAGCTACATTGTATTCACCACCATTGACTGCTCCAGCAAGAGCTTGAGTACCTATACCTAAGTTATTTGTTTCAGTGTCAAAATCATTACCAGCACCATAACCAATCATTGTGTTAGCTGAACCTGTTGTAACATTAGCTCCAGCATATGGACCAACGAATACTGAACCACCAGTGGTTAAATCTTTACCAGCCTCATACCCAACACAAACTGAACCATCGGTCTGATTTGGTATAGCATTACCAGCATTATAACCAATTAAAACGTGTTTTGTTCCAGAAGTCAAAGAAGCACCAGCTGCACCACCAATAACTACATTTTCATTTCCAGTTAAAACACCAGTACCAACTGCAACTTTACCAATAATAACATTGTCTGCACCTGAAGTCATATTAAGTCCAGCAGACTCACCCATAATAACATTATTATTACCAGTAAGAACACCAGTACGAGCTGCTTTGTGTCCAATAATTACATTCTCATCACCAGTAGTTAAAGCTGATCCAGCTTCATAACCAACTGTCGTGTTTTTATCACCTGTTGTTAAAGCATCAAGTGAGTTATTACCGATAGCTATGTTAAACTCTCCACCTGCTACTGAGCCACCTAATGCAGCGTGACCTATTGCTAGGTTCTCTGTTTCAGTATCGTAACCTGATGCCGCGGCATTTCCTATTGCTACTGTATGAGTTGCTGTGGTTAATGCCTCACCAGCCCCTTGACCCATTAAAGTATTTCTGTGTCCAGTATTTAAAGCAGATCCAGCACCTGAACCTACTACAGTATTATTATCACCTGTAGTAATTGCATCAAGTGCTGTTAATCCATAAGCTGTATTGTATTGTGCGGTGCTGTCTGTACCTGATACATCGTGAGTATAAATAGAGCCTGTATCACCTTGATAAAAAGGAATACCAGCAACTGTTAGGGCTGTACCTGTTACACCTACTGCACCATCTTTCAAAGTTACCCCATCAACGGCTACACCATTGGCTGAAGTGTTCTCTGATATAGTATCTACTTTAATTGTACTGGTCATAGTTTATCCTTTAGCTAATATCAATGCAGCTTTCAAAGCATCTTTTTCGGTAGATGTCCAAACCACACCAGCAATGTTTTGTATCTTTTGGTCTTTAGCAGACAAGTCAGTATCTACCCAAGCGTTATCATCACCAGTAATATGACCACAATCAAATGCTTCTCTCAAAGCACTTTGAGAAATAATTTTATCATCCTCTTTAATTGTAGTTAGATATTTTATTTGTAGTGCGTTGTATTTACCAACTACTTCTACTTTATCTACGGTTATTTCTTTTGTTATTGCCATTGTTTTTCTCCTTTAAAATTATGCTGCTATAAATGTAAAACTAAGTATCATCTCTGTACTTGTACTAACTTGGTTAGCATTAACACCTGTGTCAGACCCACTATTATGAGTAGCAACAAATGCTGTAGTAGTTCCCTCACTAGTAATTCTAAGATAATAAGTTGCATCTGGTGTGCCACCAAAACTTGATTGACCTATTGCTCCTGATGTAGATCTAGCAGCTCCATCAGCTAAATCTGCAACCGCAAACGGTAAACTTACACTAAAGTTTCCTGATGGACTAGACACAGCACTAAATCTAACTTCTCCTTGAACGTGAACAACACGACCAATTTTAGTATAAGCTAAAGCATTATGACTGCCGTGTGGTGTTAGTGACCCCGATGCCACTGTAAAAACTGGTGCATATGTACCTTCTTCATAATCATCAAGTAGGTTACCTGCTGTTGCAGTAGTTACACCTAAGTGTATACCTTTACCAGATGCACTAAATGTTATGTTGTCTGCTAGTGTTGCTCCACCATCTTTCAATGTAACGCTATCAATAGCCACACCATTAGCTGATGTCTTTTCTGATATTGTATCTACTCTTATTTCACTCATCTAACTAACCACTCCTCTACTGTGTCTGAAATATCTCTCATTTTAATCCAATTTGTTCCTGTCTTTTGACCTTTTTTCATTCTAAGTTTTCCAACAAGACCTACTGTATCCCATTCTTTTCTATTTTCTCTAGCAACATAAGTAAGAGAACTATTATAATCAGGATTTAATTTTCTTCTTAATAATTTAGTTGAGCCATCATTTTCAGTTGTTGTAACTGTAGCATCATCAGGAACAGTAATATCTGAAGGTATTCTGTCTGTTGCGTATGAGTGGTCAGTTTTATTAGCTTCATCTCTCCATGAAGTAACAGTAAATTCTTCCATAATTCTACGACCATAGTCATCTTTTAAATATTTTTCAGTCCATCTAGTTCCAGTACCATCAGCATCTCCAACAATAACTGGTGAACCTGATACAACTCCGATAATATCTGAGGCATTGTCACTATCAGATGATGCTACAATTTTATTGCCACTAAGTTTTACTGATAAACCAACCCTATCTAAATCAGAAGAATTGCCATCGGACCATTCAAAATACTCTGAATAATCTGCACCACTTCCTGTAAAAGATTCATCACAAAGAACATTACCGTCTCCTTTAGCTCTAAACTCTAAGTCGTCATCTAAATTGTCAGAACCATTACCAGAAAAAGCTGCAATAAAATTATATGAATTATTCTGGTCTCTTAATGTAGCTATTTTAAGAATGTTGTTTGCATAGGAAGCAGAATTAGAACCAATTACTAAACCCGCTTGGTCAGTAGTAGTTCCTGAATGAAAGTTATGTACGCCTAATGACATACCTTGATAAGATGTACCTCCAAAATGTGTTCTATCATCACCAGCATCAACCTTAATTAAAGATGTATTATTATTAGACTCTACTCGGAAGTCTCGGTCTACACTATCGTCATTAAATGCAACTTCACTATGGGCAAAATTAACTATATTATTACCAGTGGCGTCTTTCATAATAAAGTCAGCTTGTTCTGAGCCATCAGCAACATTCAAAATACGAGCAAACATTCTTATATAATCGTGAGCTTCACCAGCATTGTTATCACCTTGAAAAGTTAGCTCACCTAAAAAGTCATTATTTGCTGGACTACTTGAATCTCTATTAAATAATAAAACAGGGCCAACATTTGAATCAGCATCAGTTGTTTTTAAGGTAAGTGCGTCTGAGTTATCAGTAACGGTAAATGTACCTGTACCTGTTACAGATACACCAGTAGAAGTTGTTGCAAGTTTTGCAGAATTATCATGATAAAGAGTTACAGCACCATCAGCAGTTCCAAGTACTAAATTTTCATTACCCGCAGCGTTCATTATTTGTAACGCACTAGTTGATATTTTTAAATTACCAGTGCCACTATCAACAATGTGTGAGTCTGAACCGTCATGAAATATTTTTAAATCAGCACCAGCACCAAATCTTAATTGAGTTGAATCTCCAAAATCTAAAGAGTTATTTGTAGCAACCCAAGTTGCTTTATGTTCTGCAGCAGTTGATGTTCCCTGTAATACAACTGACCCAGTTGCAGATAGTCCACCGTCTTTTAAAGTTACCCCATCAACGGCTACACCATTGGCGCTGGTAACTTCTGAAATTGTATCAGCCTTAATAATATTATTTACGCCATCTATTTCTACACTCATACTATTACCAATACACCGTTAACAGTTACTGTATTAGGAAAAGTTACTGGACCTGCAAGAACTGCAGATTCAATTACATGATTACCATCAATCGTTTGTTGGTGGGTAAAGATTCCATCCTTAGCAGGATCTTGACCGATGTATAAAATATTATTTTGTTCAGCCATATATCCTCCTATGTGCTTATTGCATCAACCCTACTGATCCAAGCATGTACGCCGTTAGCTGTGCCGCAAAGAGCACGAACAACATCGCCATTATTTAAAACTATTTTAGAACCACCTTGGATTAATTCAATGCTACCTGCAGGTGGAATAGATGCACCTTTTATAATATAAAAGTCTGTACCGGCGCCATTAAGATCAATGTAAACATCAATCGTAACTGCAGTTGTTAAAACGTTTGCTAGTCTAAGTCCGACAATAGCATCATCTGAGTTAGCCGTTAATAGGTTAGTCTCAGAGTTGGTAATTACTATACCGGTTGATTCAAAATCTTGTGCCATAATATCTCCTTATATCACAGTGCGATTGCCATCGCAACCGCAAATCCTGCTGTTGTTTTAGTGTCTATTTGTGTCTGTATCGCTGATGTTACGCCATCTAAATATCCAACTTCAGTGCTAGTTACAGCACTTACTGAAACGTCACCACTGCCGTCAGAAACCAAGGCTCTTGATGCTGTTAAATCTGCCATCTTACTAAAGGCAATTGCTGCACTAGATTTAATATCAGCGTTAACTAAATTAGTAATTGTATTGTTATCAGAGTCTATTGATTTGTTAGTCAATGTGTCTGTTGTTGCTTTACCAACTAAGGTGTCGGCTGCAGCAGGTAATACTACAGTTACGTCAGCAGTTGAAGCCGGACCAATTAAAGTTACTTTGTTAGTACCATTATCACTATCTTCAAAAAATTCTAAAAAACCTGCTGAAGTTGCACCATTTTTTAATTGAATACCTGCATTTGCAATTGGTGTTGTTAGTGTTGGTGTAGTTAATGTTTTATTAGTTAATGTTTGTGTAGCTGCTAAACCAACTAAAGTGTCTGTTGTTGCGGGTAGTGTTAGAGTAACATTACCGGAAAAAGCAGAGTGAGCCGGTGCTTTTATTTCTGCATAGTGAGCATTACTTGATTCACAATAAAATCTTACAACCGATTGTGCGCCTGTATTTTTAACATCTATAACACCGCCATTAACAGTAAGATCATCACCTACGGATAAATCAGCAGCTAGCGTTACATTGTCTGTAGTGGCATCTTCAAACACTGCTTTACTAGCCGGTAGTGTTACAAAAACATCTTTAGTACCAGAAGAAAAGTTAACTGCACTATCACTGTTAGAACTTTGAAAAACTGTTGTGCGAGTAAGATCAGAACTGTCACCATCTAGTGTACCAAGGCCGGTTTCAAATTCAGCACCGCCACGTAAACTAATAGCATAATAACAAGTATTGGAGTTACCAATACCTGCAGCAAAAGTTTGAAACCCAACAACTGCACCACCAAGAGCCATTGCTCCTGTGCCAGTAGTTGTACTAGTTTCTCTTACTCTGTCGTTTAAGACTAAAGCCATTGTCTATCCTTTATGCAATTCTAATAATAGCATCAGAAGCATTAGCAGTTGGAAACTGTACTACGAAGTCGCCGTTAGTTGCAGTTTTGTTACCGCCAAAATCTAATACTAAACAAAGCTTATCACTGTTGGTGTCATTATAAATAGCTGCAAAAGCTGCTGTCAAAGTAACCGATGCAAAAGTTTCATCCGCAAAATCAACGTGTCCTGTTGTACTAGTTGCTGCCACTGCTTGACTATCTAATACTTGTCCGCCAGCAGTATAACTTGTGCCACTTGAACTTACTTCATTAGAAGTAGAATAAGTTGTAGATGAAGCACTGTATGGATTAGATGTATACAAAGCAAGTTTAAAACTATTTCCGCCATTTGCAAAGTTATGTGTACCAGATAAGAGCTCTGTTTTAAAAGCTGTAGGTATAATATTTGCCATATTGTTGTCTCCTTAAAAATTTATGGTGATGGTGATTGGATAGGGATACGTATTGCACCATCTCTGTATTCGTCCCTGCGTCTACGGCCTTGTTGTTGGGCTGCAAACGTTTGTATAGCTTCTGCATAAGAAGCTTCATATAGTTGTAGCATATTTTCAGGACCTTTCAAGTATTTAAAAGTCTCAACTAAACATGCATACAATAATAAATCTGGCGCATAGGTAGATAAATCAGTGGTTGATGCTTCTGAAGTAGTAATTGTTGTAGGGTGTTTTACGTAAGCCATTGTTAGAGAATAAGCGGCATCTGGCGTTGGTGCCACTACCCAATTATCTTCATCCCAATGCGCGTAATATTTTGGTATTCCTCTATCATCAGAATTATCATAATCTGGAGAATATTCTGCTAAAAATGATTGATCTACTTGTTTTAAATATATTTGGTCTGAAGTACTTGGGTCAGTAATTTGAATAGATCGAATAATCCGCGTGCCAGTAGGCACGGTGACATATCTAATACCAATAACCGTTTGTGATGTTGCATAAAACTTGTTTGCATCAGCATCTACTGTTCTAAAGATACGAGCTTCAGCATTAAGTATAATAGTGTTAAGAACAGAATCGGTTAATACATTACTATCAACTTCCGTATAATCTCTAATTGCAGTTCTTAGTGTTGCTAATGTAAATGCCATATTATTCCTAACTTACTAATGTTACGGGGCCCGATGAAATTAAATCACCCCCGCCATTTATACTTCCAGTTGTAGCAGTGTTTGTTGCAACTGTAAAATGATAAAAGTCTGTTGTAGTACTAGCGTCTATATCACCGCTAGAATCTTTTCTACCTAAAGTAATAGTGTAACCTGCAGCGCGACCAAGGTTAGCACCAGTAACACCATCAAAGCTTAATGGTAAACCATAACTTCTAGTAGTGCCATCACCAAGTGCTGTTGTTGCTGATCCGTAAAACCTAACGGTGTCTCCTGCTGTTCTGTCGTGTCCTGGTTCAAAAACATTTATATCTCCAGAACTTGCAACTCTAGTTTCAAAAGGATTTAGCTTTAATAATCTTAAAGTAGCGTTTTCTGTTCTTGCTGGTCTTGCGTTTTGTAAACCTTGTGGATCATTTATTTTAGCGCGTGGTTGTAGCTGTGGGTGTTTAGGTTCAAATTCAGAAAAGTGTACAAAAGCACCATTCCATTCTTTACGCATTTCTTTATAAGGAAAAGCCATGCCGCTTCTGTCTGAAATAGCTAATGCGTGTTTACCTTTTGCAAAATTAGACATTTGGATAATAAGCTTTCGGAGTTATGTAAGTGCTAGTAGAAGAACCATCTTCTGTCAGCGCTCGATTTAATTCATCTTCGTATAACATTTTTGTTTGTTGTACTAATTGCGGATTATATTTTTGTGATAAATAGTAAGCTAATCCCGATACCATACAAGGTACAAAACGATAAGGTACATCTACTGTGTTAGTATAAGCACCTGCGTCTTGTATTCTTTTAACAAAATATAAATGTGCATCTCTTGATGCTGCTGTAGAATCAGGTGTTGGGTAAAAAGTTATACTTGTATGATCAGAAAATCTACGCACATAATATTGATTAGGTGTTCCTTTAGATAGTTTATTAGCTAAAGCAGAATAGGTAGAACGATCAATTTTATTCATTGCTGAATCAGATTGTGTAGTCTGTGTTCTGTTTGTTCTATAAGTAACTTCTAAAATATCTTCTATACCATAGACATCAGCAGGAGCAACTGTAGTTGCACTTGTGCCGTCAGTTGTTGCTCTAAAAAATTTATACTCTGCTTGACCTTCAACTAAATCAATGTTTGTTTCGCCTATTTCCCAATAGTGTAAACCTCTGTTGGCCCATTCTTGCAACATAATGTTTAAAGAACGTCTAGCTGATGTTAAATGATAACCTGTAATTTCTACTAAACCTACACGCTCATAGGCTTCTTGAAACATTTCATCAATGTAAAAAGTGTTTTCAAAAACATTAGTGCCGGAAGTTGCCATTTAGCTAGCCCCCTACCCAGTATAATATGCTACAAAATAATCACAATTTGTTAGTGCAACATAAGCGCCGGTGTTAAATTTAATACCATCTCCTGGTATATAATGATCAAAAGATTCATTAGCTCCTGATCCAAATTTAAATTGAGCTTTTATTTTAGTGCTACTTGCGCTGGTGCCATCATAAATAATTATAACTGCGTCTGCTGCGCTTGATTGAGCTTGAATAGATTTAATTCTAATTGGACCTAGGTTAGTTGCTGTGCCAGCACCTGTTCCTATAAATCCTTGAACTCTTCCTGAAGATGTTAAAGGTTTTATTGCTAATACATCTGAACTCATATTTTTCTCCTAAACCAAGAGGGCCCGTAGGCCCTCTAAATTATTATTTATTACGCGTCTGCGTATGGTGTTACTATCGTACCTGATCCAAGCAGTAAAGAACTGTGAACTAAATATGTAGCAGTATCAATTGCTGTGAAAGATACTACGCTACCAACGATTCCACCTTTTGTAGAACCATTCATAGTTATAACATCATTTGTTGCAGCTGGGATAAAAGCTTTTTTAGAACCATCGTCTACTGCAATCATGATACCACCTTTAAATTTGTCAGTACCATCAGTTAAGATGTCCATATCAGTTGCAGCAGTTTCCACATAAAAGTGAAAAGTTGCACCAATGTTGTTTAAGTTGTTAACGTCATTATCACCTGCTGATGCGCCATTTGAATTTACATTGATTGAAGGTAAAGTAAATTTACCATCTGCATCATTTGTAAGTAAGATTTTGCCAGCGTGTGTAGCGACTGTTAATGTAGTGTCAGCTGTTAAGCTAACAGTCATACCAGGACCTGTATTTACAAAGCCATTTTTAGAAATGACTGGTC